TAATCGTTTCTGCCATAATTCCTTATTTTACTTTAAAATACAAATGTCCGTTCTTTCGATTCAGATAGAAGCGGTCCTTGGATATGGTATCCTGGTACCGCATAATCAAGTGCAGCTTCTTGTTGATGTAGAAGGTGGGATACATGATACCACCCGTGGCCAACCGTCCGGAATCCTCATACTGCTGCGTTGTGCTGTTCCACTGCCACCAGTTCCCGTTATCACCCATGTAAGGCTGGTGGTCGGCAATTTCCTTGGCACGCGCCGCCTGCTTGGACGCCGCCTTTGCGGATTGATCCGCTGTATCTGCTGACTTTAGGGCTGCAGCGGCAGCTTCCGTTACAGCCGTCCTCTCCTTTGTCAAGTCAGTGGTCGCATCTGTCACTTTCCCAGCCGCATCATTTGCAGCTGTGGTCGCGTCTTTGGCGCTTTTGGTAGCCGCATCTGCATCCGTCTTTGCCTGTGTGGCTGCGGAGGTGGCTTCCTCGCTTGCCTTTTTAAGTTTGGCGAACTCATCAGCCCGGGCCGTCTCGGCCTTCACTCTTTCACTCTCCGCACTTCCCCTGGCCGTTTCCGCATTTGCTCTAGCCGTTTCCGCTTCTGATACCGACTTATTCGTTTCCTCCAATGTCGCAATCATATTGGCAGCCGGTTGCTGCAGCTCTGCAATTTCCTCTTCGGTCAGATCCGACAGATGAGGGATGAGCAACTGCTTTTGCTCGTCCGTCAGGTCATCAAACTTCCACGTGATATCCGTGAAGTTGACAAGCAACCTCCACTTCGTTTCATCCTCCGTGGTATACTTCCACTCGACGCCGAGCTCTCCCTTCCGGAACTCGGCCGACATACCTTCGGCAACCACCTCGGTGTTCGTGTCCCCTATCCACCAATACCCGTCCTGGATCGAGGGCTGGAGGGAATTGGAGACGGACTTCTTGAGCATACCCACGCTCACACGTCCGGCCGTGCCGCCGGCAAGTACGAGCAACACATAATCGGATGCATCAAGGCCACTGACCGCGGTGAAGTCCCGGATGTCAAGGTTCTGTAACTCTTCTGCCATTATTCCTTATTTATATAAGCGTTAAACGAATCCTGGAAGGCCGGTGATACGAACTCCGCGAAACGACACATCATGTCAATCTCGTCCTCGTTCCATTCCGTCTTTCCTTTGTAAATATCGAATGCCAGGGCATGGGCTCTCACTCCCGTGCCACGCATGTATACCACATTGGCGAACTGCTCACTTGCATCCATCTCCATACATTCGGTATGTGAGATGTTTGTGAAAATCACGAATTTCTTGAAATCTATTGTTGCCATATCTTTATATATTTAAGCGTTGTTATTATAATTACCTCCAAACAGCAAATTGCAGCCATACGATGCATTCCCATCGCTCATGGCAGATAATGTTGTATCTAACTGGATGGCTTCTCTCACATTCCCTCCTTCCAATGCAACTGCTTTATTGTTCTGATAAATATACGCTGTTACGTCATCATTGGTATTCATCAAAAGCACCCGTTGCGGTGAGTTCATGCTCAATACATAATAACACTTTGATGTGTTTTTGAATATGATTATATCAATGGGCACCGAAATGTTGTCTATTGTTTGATTGACTTCCAATAAATACGCGGTCGTGATCGCGCCTGATTTATTCAGCGTTACAGACTTCGTCGTAGTGGGGCCCGCACAGACCGTCATTTTCGCCCCCACGACTAATGCGTAAGTGCGATACCTACTACCAAAATAACTGAAGTATCCACGTGTCACATCCGCAAAGGATATAGTAGCCGTGGGTAGTTCACATTCTCCAATATAAGCCTTGTTAATATTTACCCTTGAATTGGCATACAACGAAATATATCCTTTATCCGTGAATGTAATAGATCCCACTTCCGTACTTCCATTCTTACACGTCAACTTCGAGAAAGATCCACTTACCGCATTCAGCGTACCGCCAAATGTGCCTTTCACAGCCGTAATCTCACCTTTCACGCCATCAAGGATAAGGCTCTCACCATCCTCAGACTGCATCTTGTTATCCTTGAACGTGAAGCCGGCAATGCTGGCCCCATCAATGAGGGCAGTATCCATCGCCACAAACGAAAATGTATTGGCCTCCTCCCATTTACTGTCCTTCCCAGGTTCTTCGGTGGTGCAAGAAGTGCCATATACAGCCACCTTGTATGCTTTACCGTTATGCACTACTATGTCGCAATAATTCGAATCGTATACATACGCATCCGATGAGCCCTTTGTGGCCCACGCTTTTCTGTAACGAGGCATGGAGCCTCTGTCACCTTTATCTCCTTTGTCACCTTTGTCACCTTTATCGCCCTTGTCGCCTTTATCACCATCCTTGCCATAGTGGCCGATGATTACTGGAGTAGAGTCCGATGTGGTACCATTGGTATAGGTCACAGTCGAGTAATTCCACAGATAGGGGCTGCTCGAACTTATCGTCTGCACTGTGTCCTTCCATCCACTGGTTTTAGTCGTTACACCGGAGGATGAGGATGTGGCCAGATAATGTTCCTTGATACTTGAGATACCGTTACCCGTATCACCGTCACTTCCGTTCTTGCCCTTGTATCCAATCATGTGCTTGTCCGTCTTCTTGCTAGTGCCATCCGTGTACGCAATGGATTCGTAATTCCACAAGTAGGGATTGCTATCATCGATGGTCGGTATCGTGGTGGAGAAACTGCTGTCCGCAGGAGCTGATGTGCCGCTGTTGGACTTCGCATAATACTCTGTCACACTCGATATGCCCACACCCTCCTGCCCTCCGATCGTCGCATAGGCAAAGATATCCCTGCCGTCTATCGTGGCTGTGATGCGGTAAAAGGTGTAACTCTGGGAAATATTGTTCACCGTAAGTGTATTTCCACTCGTGGAATAGTTCGTCGACGCATAGGTCTTCCATGTGTCCCCGTCTGTCGAGCCTTCCACCTTCCACGAAGTGGGTGTCTTGGCTACGCGCTCATTCCCCGTAATACCATACAGATACACCGCAAACTTCGCCGGACTGATGCTCCCCGTTACGCTGATTCTTAGCGGAAGGTTGGAGGGCACCAGCTCGTATTGCGTGGGTGATGTGCCGTCCGTGCCATCCGTCCCGTCTACCACCAAAGGCAAGGTCTCCTTGTCCATCAGGGTAGTACCCGAGTAGAGATAGAATGTGACATTGGACGACACTGCCGACGAGGCGGTTTTCAACGCATAGTCGGTGTTGATGGTATAGCTCGTTTCACTTCCTCCATCCTGCGACACCTTCATAGAGTATCCGTCAGGTAAGGATGTGAAATCGCAGGTGCGGCTCCCGTTGGTGACTCTGAGCTTGCAGCTTACGCTTGTGGGCGAATAATTACCGTCCTTGTCTATCTTGATGACACTCACACTGGGCCGCAACTGACAGATTACCGCATTCTCGCCCGCCACCACCTTGTTCACCACGAAATAAAGGGTCTTGTTGTAGATGGCATTGCCGAATTTCACCTGTCCTGTGATGGGGATGCGCAGTGTCCTGGCCGCCTCCTTGGTGATGGCAGTCACCTCTACCTTGCCTGTAGTCTTGTCTGCCGTGGCCGTCACCCCCGTCACGTTCCCCACGCTCAGCGATATCAGTTCCAGCTGTTGCCCGCCCGCACTGATAGTGAAGTTGGTGGATATAGGCAGATAACCATCCAACACCGTTCCAGACTCATCGCAGGCAACCGCATCCATCTCATTGTCGAAGTCGGCTATAATCACACTCTTCCCATCCTCCAGAATGGGAATGCATTCCTGGTCGATTAACACATCGTTTTGATACAAGAAGAACTTGATGTTATGGGTCAGCTTCTGCCCGCTCAGGTCTACCGCCGTGTTATAGGTGTAGGCCTGCTCATCGCCGTATTTGTCCTTCTCCGCATCGTATACCTGATAGGTCATTCTCAGGCCGGCAGGCAGGGATTCAGGGACGGACGAAGTCTTTCCGTCCGTCAGCGTAATGGCCACCTGCAAGGCCTTGTCGGAGTAATTGCCTTCCTCGTCCACCTTCACGCTCGATATGTTCGGTGCCAGCTGGTAAATCACGGCATTCTCGCCACACACCTGCTTGGTCACACAGAACTGCAGGTTCATCGCATACTGCACGCCTGCATAGGTGGCCTTGGCCACGATAGCAATGGGCAACACACTCTCGGCCGCATCGGTGATTCCCGTCACCTCCACCTTACCGCTTTGGCTGCCCTCTTCCGGTTTTCGGTCGGCTGTAGCCGTCACCCCTTCGGGCAGAGTAAGTGTCAGTTCGTCGATATCCAGTTGGCTCGTGCCGTGCCACACACTGATGCGGGTGCTCACCGGCAGCCCGAACAGCACCTTACCGTCCGAGTTGCAAGCTACGGCGGCCATCTCGTTGTCGATATCCGCTGTCAGGGGCGACGTGCCGTTTCTCACGGCCGTAATCCGATATTCTTTGGTAAAGACGGCGCATCCCTCACAGTTCACCGTCAGCTCCACCCAGCACTTGTCGGGGTTGGTGATGGTCAATACGGTCAACACACCGCCTACCATGCTGGCCGAGCAGCCCACACACATCAGGCCCACTTCAAACTTCCCTTCCCCGTATTCGGTAGAGAACTCCAGTTCCTCCGCCCCCTTGAAGGCCTGCACTCTGGTTTGCAACCGGTATCCAAGGGCCACCACATTATACTTGCCCGAAGCCACATTCGCCTCGGCCGATGTCACGTTATATAGGGCTTGCGTTCCGCCCACAATGTTCCCCTCGTCATCCACAGTCACCAGTCCTTCCTCTCCGGTGAGGTTCACACTGTAGGCCGACTCTCCTTTCAGATCGGCCAGTTGGTCGGAACGAAGCTGTATCTGCACTCCCTTGAAATAGGCATTGCTCTGGAACGATCCGTAGCCCGTCATCTTCACCGAGCCAATCTGAAGGCCGTCCAACGAACCGTATTGGGCATAGATGTTCGTATCCGGGTCGATGACCCACGTGCTCACATTGGCCAGATACCTGGTATAGGTTCGGGTCTGATAGGCAGAGGCCCTTCTGGAGGCATCCGTAAAGTTACCATACACGGCAAACTTCATCGCCACACAAGGGTGCACGCTAGTGCCTGCCTTGAGTGCATAACGGAATCGGAACACCCCGTCCTTGTTGGTCAGGATTTCGGTGGGCGTGAAATATGAGGTGGAGAAGCCGTAAAGCTGCTCGAAGCCACAGCCGTCCACATCGGTGCTCTGGGTTCCGTTGCCGAAGTTGCTGAAGATACCCCGGCAAATATCATTCTGATGCAAACCGCTGCGCTCACCATCTTCCAGTTTCAGCGAGGCTATGCAGTTCTCGGTATCCACCGATTCAATGGTGCCGAAAGCAATGCTGTTCCACAGTTCCCCGCTCACCACATCGATGCGGTTGAACCGAAGCTCCGGCACTTCCAAGAACTCGCGAAGGGTCAGGCTGGTCAATTCCGCGCGGCCGTCACCGTCTATCTTGCCTCCCGATCCGCCCACCATACCGTTCACATAGGTGCCCACCTTCAATCCTTTGTCAAAAGTGATTTCCTCGGCGGCAGCGTCCTCAATATCCTTGCGCAGGAACTTGTTCATAATGGGGCTCTCTTCGTCCAGGTCGTGGGCCACGTCGGCATATCCTGCCTTCACCTTCTCCACCGTGGTTTCGTCATTGATAGAATCATACTGGCTGATATATAGATACCGGTCACTGTCTGCCGACAACGAATCCAGCAGGCTCTTGTTGGCATGGGTATGGCCATCGCCTCCCGTAGCGGTCACGTCGCCTGTTCCGCTTCCCTTCACCACCACACTGCTTCCACCGGACACCGTCCCCGACGTGCCCAGTTCGCGCAACCGCTTGCTGCGGGGCAATGCGGTGCGGGTGATTGCTATTACGCTGTACGCTTTCTTTGCCATATTATCATTCGTATTCTATTCCTTCATAATTGTCGGCGGCAAACTCCGCCATGGTTATCTCACTCGTCTCCTGCTGCAGGTCCTGCACCTCGCTCAGCAGCACAAACTTGCCGGCGGTGGATTCATCTGTCAGCACGCTCATGTCACTCAGCAGGCGCACCGTGCCCGACAGCGTGGCTTTGCGGTCGGCATACTGGCTGTATATCGATCCTATCAGCAGTTTCTCCAACCTATCGGTCACTCCAGCCTTGTAGAACTCGTCCACGGGACTGGCATTCATATCCATGATCACACCGCGCGCCGCAGGATTGGGCGTCTTGCCCATGCAGCCCACCGTGGTGTCCACCGTATATTCCTCCTTCGCCTTCCGGTTGATCCAGGCAGTGAACTCCACGTCCTCCGATTCGATGCTTGTGCCGTTCTTGTTCACCAGTTCCACCGAAGGATCCTTGTACATCAGCCAGCGGGCACGGGAGTAGATATCCTTCTCCTCGCGTTTGTAGTCGAACTGATGCACGCCCTCGCCGATGGTCAGTTCCAGCCATCCGCTGCCCGGAGGCAGGGCGATGTATTCACCGTCACCTTTCGATTCCCAGTTCTTGGGCAGGCCGTCGCGGTAGTAACCGATGATTTGCTTGTTGGCCTGCCAGCCGCCGAAGCCTGTAGCGCTCTTGCGGTCGCTGCGGTCGTAATACCCGAGGTACATGCAGCCCCAGTTTCCGTCGCCGGCCACCCACTTCGCAAACGTCTGCTTGTAGCTATCCGACTCCATCACCACCCGGTTCTCATAGTGGTACAACACCTTCCCGTTCGCATCCAGCAGTCGCAGCATGCAGGGGATGTATCCGAAGTTGCACCAGTTCTTCAAACGGTCGTAGTTGCCCTCCTCGTTCTTCTTGGCAGCACTTTCAAACGGATTGTAGCGAACGTCGAAGAGCACACTCAGCAGGATCTTCAGGTTGAAGTTCGCCCGCTTGTAACTCGAGTTGCCCAGGAATCCCAGATTACAGGTGAAGATGGGCGACGAGGAGTAGACACCGTCATTATGCACGTTCGGGAAACTGCCGAACGTCTTGTCGTAATTGTTCTTACTGTTTCCTTTATAGCCATACACCACACCGGCTTCATCGCTGCCACTGTATTCCGTATCCACACGGAAGAACTGGGCCGCACCGGCCAGCGTCAGGGACAGGCCGTCCTGCTCGCCTACGGCCATCTCGAATCCGTCGGCCGCATTGTCCCAATCGTTATCCATCAACCAGAGCGAGCCCGTCTTGTCGGGCAGCACATCATCGTGCTCCAGGCTGCCGTCGATGAGGGTGGTGTCGCCGTAGGGCGAGAAGGTCAGCTTTACATCGTTGTACACCACGTCCGCACCCAGCACGGCATCGTCGCTCTTCCAGTACACCTCCTGCGTGTCCATCGATTCGTAGATGCTGTTCAGGTCGAAGAGATAGAGGTTGCCGCCCTTCTGCATTAATCTGAGGGCGAAAGGCTGCAGGATGGCTTCCAGCACCTCGCGCTTGGTCATCGGCTCGCCGTCCTCGTCGTAGAAGTTGTCGTTGAGCAGTTGCAGTTTGCTCATGTCGAGCGCCTCATACTGGTTGCGCTTCGTGCTGATGAACCGCTTCAGGTCGGTGTACCGGATGCCCGTCGATTCGATGCAATCCATCAACACCTCCTCCATCGTGCTCAGCCCCGTCTTCTCCCATTCCTTGCGGTCCAGGATACCGAAGTCTGAGAACACGAACTGTGCCTCGTAGTCCTGCTTGTAGGAATACGGCTCCTCGAAAAGTTCCGGATCGAGCATGCCGCTCCAGTAGATCTTTCCTTCGCGATAGACGTTGGCCCGGATGGTGCCCGGCTCGATGGTGTACAGGTCGACGTACTTGCGGTCCTTCTCGCTGATCAGCGTCAGCGTCATGGCCGACCCTTGCACCGGCTCGAACTTGTCCACCTCGTTCCATTCAATCTCCACGGGCGTGTCGGCCGAGAAGAGCAGCTCGCCAACCGCCTTGCTGCTGTCGGTGCTCTCAATCTCCACCTCGTACCGGACATTGTCCTCGCTGTAGAATATACCTTTATATATAGTGTACATATTCATCCTCCTTTATCTGGTTCTCATTTGTATTCTTTCATCCTGCTTCAGGACGCCTACCAACTCTCTTCTCCTTATCCGGAACTCCACGGTGCCGCCCATGCCGCCCGTCGGCTGAATCAGGTCCTTCAGTTTGTTGAGCGGGGCCACCACCTCGGGGTTGTTGGCAGCGTTGGAGTATTCACCCATAATGCCGAGTGTAGGCCCGTAAAGCACGGCACCCTTGGCAAACTTGGGAATGGCGGCTGCAGCAATGATGGCTTGCTGCTGTGCTATAAAGCCAGATGCTATCTCTGTTCCTGCGAAGGGAATTTCCGCATGAGCTGCAAACGTTTTGGCTGCGGCCAGTGCACTCCATGCAGCGGTTTCTTCAATCAATGCTGCTGTGGTGGTTGTACTGGCGACCACTGAAGTTGCAGCACTTGCTGCCGTAGCTCCGGCCTCCGTTTCTTCTGCACCGGCCTCCACCACTTTGGCGGCGGCATGACCTTCCGAAGCCTTGGTGAACAGACCGATGATAGAGATAATGGATGAGAAGTTCTCATACAGCGACATCATCCCGTCTATCACCGCGGTAATCTTTTTCCAGGCGTTGGTGTTGCCCTTGAGGGCGTCCGTCATATTCTCGATAGATCCACCGACACCTTTGATGGAACCCCATACGTCCTGCACGCGAATCTGACTTCTCTTCAACTGCTTCTCGTAACTCTTCCAGGCGGACACCTGCTTTTGCACTTCCTTTCGTTGGTCTTCGCCCAGCGGATTCTTTGTATCATCGAGCAACTTCTGCAGGCTGCGTATCTTGTCACGGATGGAGTCCACACCGATAGCCTCCAACTCGATGGTCAACTTATGCCCGCTCAGGCTGCTCAGGTCGTCCAGCTCGCTCTGCATCTTGGGGATGGCGGCCAGACGTTGAAGCACGTCACGCTTCTTTTCCAAAGCGATGATAGTGCGCTGCGTAGCCTCTATCTCCACATCGCTTTGGGTCTGCATGCTATCGGTATACCAGGATATAGCCTCGGTCAGTTCGCCTACAGTCTTCAACTGACTGAGGTTAGCGGGCTTCGAGGCGGTCTTCAGGGCGTTCTCACGCTCCTTCTTCCACTTCTTATATTCGTTGATGCGCTGCTGAATCTCCAGGCTCTCCGTCTCACCGGCATGCAGGATCTTCTGCTCGTAGTAACTGATGGCATCGGTGGCCTCCTGCAGATTCGAAAGGTCAGCCACAGGCACAGGAATGGTAGTGCCCTCGTTCATCACGCGCACTTTCTCCTTCCAGACATCACGCACCTTCACGGCTTCGGTTTGTTCCGTACCGCTCACCTGTCTGATACGCTGTTCCCAGTACGACAGTTCCGTTTCAGCCTGTTGGATATTCTCCACATCGTCAATGCCGATGCCGACATGCGAACCCTGTTCGAACGCCGTTTTAAGGTCGGTCACACGACGTATCTGAGCGTCCAAACCGCCCAACTCTTCTTGCGTGGCAGTGGCACGCTGGTCCTGCAGATAGGTCAGTTCCTTGTCGAAGTCTTCGAGGGAATCGAATGAGGTAGGCCGTCCCATCTCCTCATAGAGGCGCTTCACTGCGTCTTGCGACTTCTGAGCCTCGTCCCTCAACTTGGTCAGTCTGGCTATCTTATCAGCCTCGCTTTTATTCGTTTTCTCGATTTGTGCCTGATAGTATTTCACATTGTTACCGAGCGCCAGATAGGAGGTGGCATTAGCGATAAGTTTCTTTCCATCGAACTCGTTGCTCGAGGAGGAGCCGTAGTTATATTGCTTATCCAAGGCATTCTTGCGGGCCACCATCTTTGTCAGCAAATCATTTTCCTTCTTGGCGCCCTCCAGGTCTTTGGTTCCGGCTTTGCCCTGTGCTACGGCCGTTTGTTTTTCGATAGCCTGCTTCAGGTCGGTGTAACTCATCGTTTCCCAATTCACAGCCTGAGTGGCAGTCTGAGCGCTGTCCGCAATCTCCTGCTGGGATTCTTTGGCCATGTTCAGACTGTTGGCCAACTCGTCCTGCAATGTTTTGATTTCGCCAGTGAGTTGGTTGGCTTCGTCCTTTAAATTGGCATATTCTTGGGTATCGCGAATCACTTTCTGCCAACCGAGGGTCTTCTGCCCTGCAGAGTTCCACTTAGTCACCAATTCTACGCGCTGTTGCTTGTCGTTGCCGTTCTTCTCCAGTTCGGCCTTCTTCCGGTTTACGGTATCCAGTTGTACTTGGTTCTGCCCAATTTTGAAGGCCAAATCCCGGGCTTTAGCCTCATAGGCGATTTGCCGGCAGTAGGCCTCACTCTTGCGGGTCAGGATGTCATACCATTCCGAGGCCTGGCTGTGATAGCCAAACTCCTGACCGTATTTCTGATTAAGCTGGCTGATAATGTCGGTAGCGTCACCCTTGGACTTGATAAGGTCCTTCAGCTTTTCACATTCCATGCTTATTTCAGCCTGCGCACTGGCCGAAGCGTTCTTGAAGGCTTCCATCGAATCAGCCAGAGCGTCCGTTTTGTCAGCTGCCTTCTCTTCCTTCGTAATCAGTGACGACACCACTCCGATGACTACCCCGATAGCGGCGACCAGTACTCCGCCCATTACCGCGCGGAGTGTCACGGTAGCCACGGTCAGGGTCCTCACCGCTCCGGTGGTGGCCACTGAAGCCGTACCAAAGGCGGTGATTCGTCCGATACAGGTGGATATCGGCGTTTTCAACATGTACAGCGACATTGCAAATTGGGTGGTGGCTGCCACCACTGAGAGTACAGGCGAAACGCTGCTGGCGATTTTCGTAGCAAACTCTCCGAAGGCAGACACGTTGTTGGAGATAATCTGACGCAGCGACTTCGCACTGCCGGCCACATTATCCACAGCTGCGTCAATAGTGCCCATACTGCCCGACATCGCTTCCACATTCTCGCCAAACTTATCGCTGAGTTCTCCGGTCAGTGAAGTCAGCGCTCGAAGGGATTCTGCAGATCCGAACAGTTTACCATAGATTTCCTGGTCTAATTTACCGTGGGCGGCAGCATAACTTTTGATATCGCTATCCAACTGCTGAAGGAAGTTACGCATACCGCCTGCAGCTTTGATGGCTGCAGCGTCAAACTGGATGCCCATTTGCTGGGCCATGGTGGTAGCCTCGCTACTCGGCTTCACAAGGGCGGTGAACACCGCTGCCAACTGAGTGGACACCTCTGCAGTATTACCCGTTACACCGGTCAGAGTGGCAAACGACGCAAACAATTCGTCGATTGTCACACCGAGTGTGGCGGCTGATCCTGTGACGCGAGGCAGTGCCTGCGCCAGTTGTTCAAAGGAAGTCACACCGTTCTTGGCGGTCATCTGAATTTTATCCTGAATGTCACCTGCAGCACTCCATTCCAGTCCGTAGTTCTTGATAATGGTGGAAGTGACGGTAACAGTCTCGCCCAAGTCAGCGATGCCGCCCACCGAAGCACGGGCACTCTTGTTCAGGAACTCAATCCAATTATCCTCGGGCACACCGTTAGATATAACCTGGTAGAGTCCGTTGGCCAACTCCTCACGGGCTATCGGTAGTTGTTTCGACAGATCCTTCACCTGGTTGGTCAGTTTCTCGAAGCCCGCCGGGTCCAATCCGGCCATCGTGTTGGCGGCACGCATTGCCTCGTCGAAGCTGTCGTAGTTCTCGGCAAGCGTGCTCACGGCTTGGTTCAATCCATTCACAACGGATATAACGGAGGTGGCGATGACCGAAGCCTGCGCCATCTTTGAAAATCCGTCGGTCAACTTCTTGGTCTCGCCCACGGCCATAGCCACAGACTCCTTGAAATCGTCCGTGTTCACCTGAAGCGTCTTCAGCACTTTCTCGCCGTTCGTTTCAAGTTCTATTCTGAATTTTACTGAATTATCCATTGTGGTTTCAAATTAAATCGCTATATTTGCAAAAATGAGATTTATATGTTGGAGTTTTTAGCTTACCATCCGTTCGCAATCAAACTGATTATCGTAGGAGCCATTGTCCTCGGGATCGTTTGGGCCCGTGGTCTGGATCATTATCTGGATCACTGGAGGGAGATTGACAGTGAAAATCGGCAGAAGCGAATGAAAGGCTAACCTTTCTATTTGAATCCAAACTTCTTCAGGGCATCCTTGTACCTTGCCTTGATTTCCTCTGTGCTCATAGCCGGCTTGGCGCTCTGCTTGGTCGGCTCTTCTTTTTCCCAAGGGAATACAGCGAGGTCCTTCACCCCGAGCGACTTCTTCGAGTAGGGCTGCACCATGCAGGTGGCTACCCACCGGCTGCGTTCCCAAGCGCTGCGCTCCAATCGGGTCTCCTGCTGAAGGCGACACTTCCACACCTGACTGAATTCAGATGGGGTGCATCGGCAAAAGTCATCCATACTCATCCCCATACACCCCATCGCAATACCTAACAGCGTTTCGATATCACTTTCAACTTCATCATCGCTATCTTCTACTTTTTTTTTGAATCCTCCTGGATCACCTCACTGAACGCCTGCAGGTCGGCAGGAGTGGTCAGGTCTGCGAAGGTCTCCAAGTCCAAGTCGAAGTCCACGTCCCCCGCATGGCTTGCACTCGCCACGCAGTGATACATGAATTCAATCATCTTCGCCGTGTCGTCGGTGGTCATCTTGCTCACATCTTCTCCGGTGGAGCGTTTGTAGCGCAACATGGCGCCGTTGGTGATATAGCAGGGATATGTCTTCCCCTTAATGGTAATTGTCTTATTAGCCATAATGAATCAAATTTCTGATATTACACGTTATTATTCGTCCTCGGAAGCGACGGAGCCGGTCAGGCCGTCACCCACCTTCTCCACCTTGCCGGAGTTCTCCAGCTGCAGGCTGTACTTGGCGTCGTCACCGGCCTGGCCGTCCAACTCCAGGGAAGTGATGATGTACTTGCCCTTGTAGCCACCGGTGGTCTTGCCTGTGCGGCTGTTGCCGTCGCGCAGCGAATAGGTGGCTTCGATTGCCGCACCCTTCATCTGCAGTTCCTTCAACTGGTCGTAAGTAGGAATGTCGCTGTCGCCATCGGTCAGCACACAACCGTCCGCCGAGATGGTTTCCGAGAAACTCTTCACATACTTTTCCTTCCACTTGCCTGCCGAGGCTTCCTTGGTCACGCGCTCACCCGTTTCGGTGGTGGTGCTTACCTTACATCCAGTGCTATAGCCCAACGCCTTGCCTCCAATCGAGAGGATGAGATCGGTGCCGTCGAGCACACTGTGGTTTTCATTACTTTCTGCCATAATCAAATGTATTTAAAACGTCGTTTCAATAATATTATAATTAGGATGGCGAGGGCGGCCCCAGCCAGCACTTGGCCCGTTCGTATCCAGAACCATTGCCACGCTGTAGGCCCCGACTCCTTGGATAATGAGGCTTGCTGCTGTTGCAGGGCATCACGTATCCTCACTACCTCATCCTCCAGATAGAGGCATCGCTGCTGCAGGCTGTCGCAGGTAGACACCACCACGATATTGTTGTGGTCGTCGCGGCTCACCCTTACCGAGGCCTGCCCCTCCTTCCCGGAATAACTGGCGCCCTTGGGTAGGCGCGCCAGGCTGTCATTCGGAATAGTCAGCGTCACCCTGCTCTCCGGGATCGCCTCTTGCCATAGCAGCAGGCGTCTTGCGCCGAGACTGTCGCTTTGGCTTGCTTGCTGCTGGAGGGTCGACGTCGACGACTCCCGCACCGTTCTGCAGCTCACTGCGCAGAGGGCAAACAGCAAAATGAGGACAAGCCGTAGCCTTTTGGATGGTGCGGTTAAGTTCGCGCACCGCTCTATAAAGTTTAAGATTCTCATTTTGTAAGTCAATTAATGTATCCGACAAGTTGTCGTACATGGTCTTGTATACATCTTCCTTCTCCTTGGCCGATGCAGCCTTCCGGTTGTCCCGGTTCTTGATCCATACCCAAAAGACGGCTACAAACCCGGGTCCGAACAAAAGCTCCAGTGCCTGAAGTATCCATTCCCAGGTCATAAGCGCTCCTTTCTTCTATGGTGTTACATCAAGTCGTATCCGGCTTGCACATCTGCCATGACGGCCGGCTTGCCGTTCTCCACCTTCGAGATGGCAGCTGCCAGGGCTATCAGTGTGCTCCTGTCATCCAGATCCAGCTTGTGGGTGGTGGGAACCTGAAGGTCTTTGCACACCGACGACAGATAGTTGGCGGTGTCATTCTCAATCGGAGGCGCCCAGCGGCTGATGATATCTGCTACCGTGCGAAGCAAGTACTTGCGCTGGTAGTTGCGCAGGATAACCATCATCGCCCTGTATCCGTAAGCCATGCTCTCAAACTGGAAGAACTTAGGGTCGGCCTGGACGGAACGCAACCCCCTCCACTTGTCAGCTGACAGGCGGATGTTGCCAGGGTTGTTGTTCCTAATTCCACGCGGTGTCATGGTCGGTGTCATTACTCTTCATCCTTCTGGGTGGATTCAGCGGAAGCCGAGCTTCCAGCGCTCGCGCTGCGGGAATCCAGAATCACGAACTCTTCACCAAAGGCGATATTCGTGTCGGCCTTCATCAACATCTTGAAGAAGTAGAGTTCCGAAGCGGGACCCACCTTGTCGATCTGAATCACGTCCTCATCCTCGCTCAGGTTCACGGCAGCGAACAGGTTCGAAGAAGAGGGGTTGGGCGAACAGAGCGTAACCACGATGACGTCGTCCGGCCATGAGGCGATGGTCTCGATGGGGATGCCTTTGTAACGGGCTGCGTTCACATCCGTCTCGCTGGCATTCTTGCTTTCACGCTCGGTCAGTTCGTCATCGTACTTGTCGAAGTCGTTCACCGACATAATGATGCGCAGGGCGGGGTTGCCACGCATGGCGGTAGGGATAGCCTTGCGCACGGCCTTCAACTTACCCAGCATGGTGCTTTCAGCCGATTCCACCTTGATGATGTCATCGTCCTTCAATGCCTGGGTGAGGATACCGTTCATCAACTCGCCTTCGCCATCACCGTACTTACCGTTCACATAGAGGTCGCCCAGCTCAAAGGTAACCTGCTTCGAGAGAGCTTCCAGCAACGTATTCTGCACGTTGGCGGGGAGTTCGCGGAACACCATCTGTCCCTTCGGCTGGAACGGACGCCAGATGCTTTCAAAGGCACTCGGGTCGAACACGGTGAAGGCCATCAGGTCATGCGGCTCCAGTTTCTTCTCGCTGTAGTCGAAATTGCCCTTGCTGTCTGTAACGACGGGATTTTTTTCACGCTTGCGCAGCATCTTGCTCGTCTTTACGCGAGGGATGGACACTGCCTTGTTGATACCGGGGATCACGCTGATCAGTCCCTTGGACACGATTTCGTTGCCGGTAGCTGCCACGGTAAGAAGTTGCTCAAGAACCTCACCGCTGTAATTGGAGTTGTTTACTATTAAAGCCATTGCCAAATATGTTTTTAGAGTTTGTTACTTCACATTTTCACTACCTGACGTCCTCTTACGTGGACGCCGATGTTCTTACCGGTGGGCACCGAACTGCCGATGCGTACACTCTTCGGGGGGAGCACTTTCATGGTTCAGCCCTTTCTGTTCATATAGCGGTTCTGAATCTCTCTCTGGCGCTTCTCCCACGAGGATGCGCCGTCGCCCGGTTCGCCGCCGTTCAGTTCGTCTTTCAAAATGCGCTTCGGACGCAATGCCTTGATGGCGTCCACGCCGTTCTTGTAGTCCGCCTTCAGAAGGTTTCTGTAAGTGTCCTTCTGGTTGGCGTTGATACGTCCGTCGGCCACGGCGTTATCCACCGTCTCCTCGATACGTTCGTTTTCCACCTGCGCCACACGTTCGCGCAGCGCTTTGTTTTCCGCCTCCAATTCATCGGCCTTGTCGGCGCGCGCAGCCACCTCATTCACTTCTGCCAGCGCAGCCTGTTCATCGGCGCAGTTGGCGAATCGAGGAATTTTCTTCAGATCTTCTAATTTCATGTCTTTATCATATTGTGACTGGGAACGCATCCGCTCCAGTCGGTTAATAAATATCTTGTAGATATCGGTGTAGGTGCTTGCGGCGGGCACATCCTCGTCCACGTCGTAGATCTCGTCCACCAGTCCGGCCGCCAACGCCTCGTCGGCCGTAATCCAATGGTCCTTGCCGTCGAAGTAGGTGCTCTTCACCTCTTCGGGCGTGATGCCACATCGTTTGCTCACAATCTTGGCGATGGTGTCCTCCAGGCCCTCGATGGTCTGTATGGCATCCTTCAGGTCGTTCTTGTTGCCGAAGCATCCGCAACTTACGCTGTGCAGCATCATGCGGGCATACTGGCTCATCTTCACCTTGCGGCCGCAGAGGGTGATCACTCCGGCTATGCTGGCGGCTATGCCGTCTACATACAGGGTGACTTCGCTCTTGCAGGAGCGGATGGCATTGAAGATGGCAATGCCCGGATACACCTCGCCGCCCACCGAGTTGATGTGAATCTCGATGTGGGCATAGTTGTTGTCGCAGTACGACAACTCGCTCACAAATTCGCGGCTCGATATCTTACCGTCGCCGCCCTCGTCACTCACCTCTCCGTAAAGCAGCAGACAGGCGGTTTCATCGTTCAATATAGATTTGAAAACATTCATATCATTCGTTCTTTTTCGGCGAAGTTAGCGCAGTTTTCAGGTCCGTGCAAAAAAGTGTGTAACGCTTTACTGCAAGTGTGCATGCGGTGTGTATTTGTGGGAATCGGATGCGCGTTTTTTTCTTTAATCCAATCTTCATGCTGAACTTTGTTGAAAACAAAGCATCAGAAGCATGAAAGATTTGACATTACAGCAGAAGAAGGAATGGGCGGGGATGCTCTACATGAAGGACAACCTCACCCAGCAGGAGATTGCCGACAAGGTGGGCGTCTCCCGCCAGACGGTCTCCCGTTGGGTGAAGGACGACAAGTGGGAGGAGCGCAAAGTGGGTATTACGCTCACGCGCGAGCAGCAGATTGCCAACATCCACCGGCAGATTATGGAGATTAACCGCACCATCGAGGGACGCGAGGCCGACAAACGCTATGCCTCGCCCTCCGAGGCCGACACCATCAACAAGCTGAGTTCGGCCATCAAGAAACTGGAGACGGATGTGGGCGTGGGCGAGATTATCAGTTCGGGAATGAAGTTCAACTCCTGGCTCCGCACGTTCGATGTGGAGCGAAGCAAGGAGTTCCTGAAGTTGTGGGACGCATTTATTAAAGACAGCCTATGAAACTGACGCAACATGACAAGGACATGCTGAAGGAGTGGGACGTCTTCTTCGAGCGGGGCATGCGCGTCACCGCACAGGTGAACGTGTCGCAGGCCGAGATTATGAAGGAGCGGGAACGCCTCGAGAAGGATCCTTTGGAGTGGATCAAGTTCTTCTTTCCCGACTATGCCATGTACGAGTTCGCTCCCTTCCACCGTCAGGTCATCCGCCGATGTACGCAGCGCGGGGAATGGTTCGAGGTGCTCAGTTGGGCGCGAAGCCTGGCCAAGAGTACCACGGTGATGTTCATCGTGATGTTCCTGGCTCTGACCGGCAAGAAGAAGAACGTCATCCTGGCCAGCGCCACGCAGGACAGTGCGCTCCGCCTGCTCGAGCCTTACAAGAAGGCTTTCGAGGAGAATCCTTTGATTCGTGCCTACTACGGTACGCAGGTCACGCCGGGCAGTTGGGCTGCGGATGAGTTCGTGGCCAAGTGCGGCTGTGCCTTCCGTGGCGTGGGTGCCGGCAACGCTCCACGTGGTAGCCGCAACGGCGCCATCCGTCCGGACGTGATTCTGGTGGACGACTTCGACGACGATGAGGAGGTTCGAAATCCCGACTCCGTGCAGAAGCGATGGGAATGGTGGGAGAAGGCGCTGTATCCTACACGCGACCCGGCCATCCCCTTGCTCACCATCTTCTGCGGCAACATCATTGCCCGCGACTGCTGCGTGGTGCGTGCCGGTCACATGGCCGACCACTGGGACGTGGTGAATATCCGCGACAAGAACGGCATGAGCACGTGGCCCGAGAAGAACACCGAGGCGAAGATCGAGGAGATGTTGGCTAAGATCAGTGCGGCCTCGCAACAGACCGAGTACTTCAACAATCCCGTCACCGAAGGCGAGGTGTTCCGCGAACTCACGTATGGCCGGATACCGCCGCTCACCAAGTTCCGGTTCCTGGTTATCTACGGCGACCCTGCTCCGGGCGAGAACCGCACCAAGAACTCCTCCACCAAGAGCTGCATGCTCATGGGCATGCTGGGAGCGAAACTCTATATCATCAAGGCGCGCCTGGACCGCGGCCTGAATGCCGACTTCATCGACTGGTATGTGCAGCTGCTCGAATATGTGGGCGGCAAGGTGCCCGTCTACTGCTACATGGAGAACAACAAACTGCAGGATCCTTTCTTCCAGCAGGTGTTCAAGCCGCTGGTGGCCAAGGTGCGTAGCGAACGCCACATCCAGCTCTTCATCCAGCCCGATGAGCAGCGCAAGACCGACAAGGCCACACGTATCGAGGCGAACCTGGAGCCGCTGAACCGCGAGGGCAACATGATCCTCAACGAGGCCGAGAAGGACGACCCGCACATGAAGCGCCTCGATGACCAGTTCAAACTGTTCACGCTCCGCCTGAAGTTCCCTGCCGACGGACCGGACTGCGTGGAGGGCGGACTGAGAATATTGAAACGTAAAGTACAACAACTGGAACCGGTCGTGACGCTTCGCCCGACACGGAACCGCAACCATAATCGATTATGAGCAAGTTTATCAATCCTGAAGACTACGACGCCAGCATCCATGCCGAGATTCTGAACAGCCTGACACGTAGCGACGAGAGCATCGTGGAGATTTGCGAGGACCGCGCCATCGCCGAAATGCG